ATCGTTAGCCATGTGCTACCCCCTTACTTTAAAAAGTCGGGCTTTTCTTTCGCGTCTTCGTACTGAATTTCTGGGATATTTGCCGCTTTTGTTAAGCTGGCGCTTATTTCTACTAGGCTTTCGCTTACGTATGTCTGGGTCAAGTCTTCGATATAATAAGCCCCGATAAGACCCGTATACTTTTCTTCTACGTAGATCAGATCGCCAGAATAAAACATAGGCATGTTTCCAGGGTTAACCCCGTCTATGTTTTGGCTTACCTTCACTTTTCCCAGGCTACTTAATAAGTTTGTCGCCTTACGTTCCATAGTGTTTACCTGGTCTTTGTCGACTTCTTCAAAGTGGACCAATGGACCATATTTACCTTTAAGCGCCGTATTTTCTTTTCGAACAGTCTTTCCTGTTTCGCGGTTAACCAGCTTTACGATCGTAGCCGTTTCTTCTATGCTTTCTTCGTAATCTGCTGCTGTTAAGTTTACCCCTACCTGGAAAGCCCATATTTTCGTAGGTATTACCCTTTCGAATACGGTTAAACCGCTGCCAGGTGTATATCTAAACCAGTATTTACGGCGATTAAGCCCGTAGGTCCTGGCTAACATATCTACTACGACCCGATCGCCTTCACTTGCTGGATAATATAAAGCAGGAAGTACGGCGCCTGTATTTGCTATACTTCCGACTTTTATACCCCAGCGCTGGGCTACGCTTTTTATTCCCTGGGTCGCTGTTACATTTTTATAGTAATAATCATCTTTATTTCTTAAATAAATAAGAGGGTCATACGCTTTATAGGTTATGTTCCCTTCTGCGTCGTACCCTCTTATGAATAATGGACCTTCAAACTGTAGCTTATTTTTGTAATACAGCTGCAAGGTCTGCCCTTTATCGTTTTTAATTCCTGGTACATTCCTTATGGTTACGTCCAGGGTTCTACATACGGCGTTAAGCTGGTCTGATATTTTTGGCGGGCTGGCTATAAGATCGCGTAAACTTTGGTTATTAATTCTTAGGTCGATCATGGCAGCTTAAGCTTTTGCCCTGGATAGATTAAATCGGGGTTCGTTCCCAGGGGTCCTTTAGGCTTTTTATTCGGTTCGTAAAGCTGTTTTCGCCAGTCTTTGATGTTATATTTTTTCGCTATCTTTATAAGCCAGTCGCCCTTCTTAACTACGTAATACTTCGGCTGTGGTGCTGCAGGTTTCGCTGGTCGCTTTGCTGGTGTCTTCTTACTTTTTGAAGGGGCTGGACGGGTAACACTAAGCTGAATAGGCTTAATTGTTTTCCGTTCCTTAAGGTTAAGGCTGTAGTATATATCCCCTTCGAAGCCCCGAAGGTCCCAGGTAAAAGCTGATAAATAAACCTGCTTATTAATGCCTGCTGCTGGACATATTAAGCGTAAAGGCGTCCCGTTATCCTTCCAGCTGTCAAAAAGATTCTTATAAGCTGCAGGGCTTAAAGGGTTTCTTACCGATACGTAACCAGCGTCATATCTTCCAGGGAAAAAGCTGGACCAGCCTACATTATCCAGGGCTACGCCGCTTAAGAAGTCGACTTCCCCCAGGTCGATAATATTTACGGTGTCCGCTTGTTTATCCCCTTCTGCGTATTCGATTCTTTCGGGAAGGACGGGAATAGCGTAATACTTTCCCGTCTTTTCATCCCGTATTGTTAATTCTACTTTTACGGTTTTAATCATATAGTAAGCCCTCCAAGTCTGCAGCGCTTAGTATATCGTCCGCCTGGCTTAATTTTTCGTACAGGGCTTCTATGATTTCTTCGGCTATAACTTTACCGTTTTTATCTACCCCGTTAATAATGATTTTTTCTATTAAGCTTTTAATAAGCGTACTTCTTCCGCCGCCGCTACCTACAGCTGTCTTTCCTGCAGGGTTTATTCTGTGGGCGTTCGCTTTTACATTTGTTCCAGTAGTTTCTGGGTCGATCGTAGTTATTTTAGGCTGTACAGCTTCTAGCATAGTAGGCGTCCCAGCTAGCGTATTACTCATAGCTTTATGAAGGGTTCCCGCTTGTTTGTAGACCCCTTCCGCCATAGTCGATACGATTTTACCGCCGTTATGTGTAAGCTGGCTTAAAGGTCCTGTATGAGCGTCTGAAAACGGAAGGAATTCGCGTACTTTTCCTAGTACGTTTTCGATCGCTTTTACTGGTGCCGAAGCTACAGCCATAATACCGTCTGCCAGGGTTTCTATGATTGCTTTCCCGCTATCGAAAAACAGGTCTTTTAAGCCGTCAAAGAAGGTTACTATTCCGTCCCATATACCGCCTAACATATCGACCATATTATTCCAGGCGCTTTCCCAGTCGCCGCTTAAGATTGCTAGCCCTGTACTGATTAAACCAGTCACTAAGGACCAGGCTATTTCTATTACACCCTGTATCATTTTCCAGATACCCGAAATACTATTATAGACATACATAAAGCCGCCTTTAATAATAGCCCAGATAACTTGTATAGCAGCCCCGATATAGGCAGAAATGTAAGCCCAGACGATTTGTATAATAGCCCAGATCGTCGGACCCCAGACCTGGAAGAAAGTAACGATCGAATTAAATACGTTAACTATGCCTGTCCAGATCGTTTGTAAAAGTGGTCCTATCGTAGCCCAGATATTATTAAACCAGGTAGTTATTAATGTCCATAGCTGGATAAGTAAAGGCGGTACGACTTCGACCAGGTACTGCCATATCTGTACGGCTTTCTGTCCGATCATAGTTAAGATCGGCTGTAAGGTTGTCCAGATGTTATTCCAGGCTGTTACTAAATAGGTCCATAATACAGCCAGCTTTTGCCTTACTACGTCCCAGCCGCCCGCTAGGTGTATAAGTAACCCTATAAGTAAGCCGATCGCTAGAACGACTAATACTATAGGGTTCATAGCCATAACCGCATTAAAGGCAGCCTGTGCGATCGCCGCGACCTTTGTTATAGCTGCAGCAGTTTTTAGGTAAGCGCCGTATAAAAGGAAAGCCGTAGCGATACCGATTATATAAGGCTGGAATTTCGAAAAGTTATTTATAAAAAAGCTTGCCAGGTTTTTTACCCAGCCTAAGATGGTATTAACCGCGGACCCTATCGCTGGACCTGCTGTATTTACCATAAAGTCTTTAAACATTACGGCAGCGTCGTATATATCCCAGAAGAAGTTGTTAATTGCATTTACTTTTTCTGGTCCGAATTGTGTAACTAACCAGGGCGCTTCCCCTGTAGTGAAAAGCATAGTATACAGGTCTTTAGCCGCTTTCCCCAGCCATTGAAAGCCCGATACGATCGGCGCTAATACTGGACCAAAAACCGCACCTAAAATCTGCGCCGCACCTTTAAAAACGGTCCCGATCATGCCGCCTGCTATCTGTACCCCGCTTACGAATTTGTCTATAGCCCCGCTATCATTTAAACCATTAAGGAAGCCTAAAAAGTCCTTTAACCCAGCTTTAGCTTTTTCGAAAAGGGGTTCACCTAACCGCCTTCCCATAGTTCCCATAAAGTCGCTTACGTTCGAAAGCATACCTTTAAACGTTGTTGACTGCATTTCCATGCCGCCCTTAAAGCGCTTCTGCATTAGTGCGAACATAGCCGAATTAAGGGCTTCCTGGTCTTTTATGCTTCCTTTTGTATCAAAAGGCGTTTTACCCATAGCTTTAGCCTGTTCTTCGATCATCTTTTTAGTTATTCCGAATTCCTTCATACGTTCAAGTTCGCCCGTTTGCGCGTCTGCTACAGCTTCTACTGCTTGCATTAGGTCTTTTCCCATAACGCTAGCCATGTCCCCAGTAATCCCTAGTACCTTTTGGCTTTCTATACCATAAGATTCTAGTCGGGTCGTAGCTTCGATAATTGAAGGTATTTCGAAAGGCGTTTTAGCAGCGAATTTTTCCGCCCATGCCATTTGTTCTACGGCTTTTTCCTGGCTGCCTAGTACGACGGTTAATGTATTCTGGTACTGTTCCATATCGGCGTTAGCCCCTATTAACCAGTTGTAAGCGCCTTTTATAGCCATAGCGCCGCCTAAAGCTACGAAGGCGTTCTGCAGGCTGAATACTTTATCTTTAAGGCTGTCCACCTGCCGCCCCTGGTCTTCCAGCTGGTTAGTCATGGTTCCCGCAGAAGCAGCAAAGCGTCCGTTAGCTTCCCTTAGGCGTCCCTGGCTGTCATAATATCGACCCATAGCCCTATCCAGGTCTACGATTTCCTGCGCGAAGCTGGAAGTCGACTGCATAGCCTGGGACATACCGCTGCTATAGTTACCCGTATTTAAATTAATTCGGGCGCCCATTACGAATTCACGCGACATTAACGCCTAGCCCCCTTTCGTTTAGCCGCTTTCTTATTGGCTTTTTCTTCTTCCTTAATCTTTAAAAGGGTAGCCTGGTAGACGAATTCTTTTTCTAACGGCGGAAGGTCTAGTATTTCATGCGGGAATTTTCCCTTGTCATTCCAGATGTAAGCTAAAAGCTTCGCTTCCCCGTTAGTCTGTATTAGTTTTTTACTTCTTCTTCCTGCGCTTTCTTCGCTTTTTGACCAAAACCGCTAATTCCTTGTATTTCTGTAGCAGCGTGAACGATTTCCCCAGGGCTTAGTAGCTTTATTACCGCGTCGTCTGCAGTCGCTACGCCTAACTTATCTAAAAGCTGCTTATTCGCGAAGCTAAAGTTACTACGGTCGTCCTTATCTACCCCTGCAATAATGACGCGTATCATCATTTTGTCGTCGTCGACTTCTGGATACATACCGCCTGTACCATTAGGTACCATTTTCATACAGTCTTTTTTGATCTGCTTATATTCTAGGTTGTCGATCGCCGTTACTGGAATAGTCCCAAGCTTTTCGGCTTCAATTTCGCCTTTCTTAAGCGCCGTAAGTTCGTCTTCATTACGTCCTAAAATATCTTCCAGGCTAATAAATTTACTTGTTTGTTTTGTCATTACACTTTTCCCCTTTCAAAATAAAAAGCCGCTAGCCCGAAGGCTGCGGCGTTTTTTTCTGTTTTAGTTTATCGAATTCAGATATTTATAGTTATCGAAAGTAAAGTCTAATTCAACTTCTACCAGTTCGCCGATACTATGCCCTGCGATCGGTACGCTGTCAAAACTTACACCGATAAGCAGTACTTTTTCTTCGCCCTTAGAAGTAGGGTCCTTAAGCTGCCCGATATAGTTATACTTAGCTGTCGGGTTTTCGGCGATCTTACGCTGCAGGCGGCTATCGACCTTTAAAAACATGATCGACCCGCTACCGCTTCCGCCCATTACCTTATGTCCAGACATAAATTGACCTGGTAAGCGAATTTCTTCTTTTTCAAATTCTACGACTGCTTCGAATTCTTGCGTAGTACTTAGTTCTTTTCCGTTTTCGTCGTATACATGACCATGCGTACCATTTATTACTTGGTTAGCTTGAACTGTCATAGTTTATTACCCCCTTCCAGGCTTTTATTAAAAGTTTACGCCGATCTTCTGATAGATTTTTTCCATACTATCGACTGGCGTTACTGCAGAAGCAAAGTAAGCTTCGTCGATCGCTGGCTTAAATACGGCGTTTTCGCCATGATAATCTGGGTCTGGTTCATAGCTGTAGTCTGGCTGAATAACTTCGATCGAAGCCAATCCAGCTAAGTAGTCAGTTTCTACAGCTGCAGCGAAAGTCTGACGCGCTTCGTCTGTATTACTACGACCTTTCTTGTATTCGTTACCGAATTTTTCAAGGTCGTAAGCGATCTGGTCCAATGCATTAGATACGCGAATTTTACCCATTTCCTTAGATTCGCCGTCCCCAGGGCTTGTTAGGGTGTTTACCGCTTCGTCAATTACTACCCGTCCGTCTTCTACAACAAAAATAAGGGTGCCTGCTTCTTTAGCTGCGACACGTTCAGACTTTGTAAACTTTTTATTAACAGTAGTAAAAGGTGTTACTTCGTCAGTAAGACCTGCATTAAGGGCTACAGAAGCAGCGCGGGCAGCAATATATACAGCCGCTTCTGCTGCTGTGTATTCAGCGTCTACCCCGACACCTACGTTAATAATCCCGCGGAAGTTAAGGCTTTTACTTTTCGTATGTGCATTTGCTGGTGTAGTGTCCCAGGAAGAAGGACCACCGTTTACGAAAGTAATATATAAGCCGTCTTGTCGTACCCTTTTTGTGAAAGTAGTCATTACGTCAATAATAGCTTCGTCTGTTACACCATCTAAAGAAAAAGCGTTAACCCCTTCTTCTGCTTCTAAAGCTTCCGTAAATGCTGTATATTCCGCTACAGTTACGACGCTTCCGTTATTACCGCCTGTAAAACTTACGCCTGCTGTATTTACTGGTACGTCTGTACCTTTAGCTGTCACCCTTACCAATTCTGTAGCGTTAAGGGCGGCTTCTAATTGGTCCAGGTCCGCACCTTTTACGGAAGCTAAAAGCGTGCTACCCTCTAAAATGTCTATAATCTTTTCCCCTAAAACAAAACCATCCTTTACTACAGCTGTAAAAGCGCGGTCTGTTGGGTAAAGAGTTTCTAAAGTTAAGGAAGCAGTAGTATTTACATCACTTAAAGTAGCTGTAGCTTTAGCAGCTGCAGAAGTAGCGATACGGTAAGCTTTTACTTTTTGAGGAAGACCAGCGAAAGCTAGCTTATAAATTAAGTTCGCGCTTAAGCTTGTCTTATCCCCATTAAACACTTTTCTAAAATCTGATTCGTTCCCTATATCTACGATCTGGTTAACAGGTCCCCAGTTCGAAGTAAACGGGTAAGCTACAGTACCGCGATTTCCTACTGCAATACGCGTTACTGCTGCTTTAATTAGGGTATAAACCCCCGAAAGTACTTTACTTACACCTTCTAAATAAGTACCAGCCATTATTTAACCCCCTTACGTAAAAATGCCTTAATTAATTTTTCGGCTTCCTCTTTACTAGCGCTTTCTACGCAATAAAGCGCCCCTGTCATTACTTCGGGCTTAACCCCAAAAACTGCAGCGTTAGCGATCAGATCGCTTTTAGAATGTCTAAAGACTTCTTTTGCTGCTTCTTTTTTCGGGGCTTCCTGCGGATTTTGTCTAGCCATTGTTTACCGCCCCTTTTTCTAATTTTGTTACGACCTTAACAGCTGCTGGCGCTTCTTCTGGCATTAAGCGATCTTGTACAACTTCGTACCGTACTACTATCGGTACATCTACCGACTGCGCCGTATTATGTTCTAGCTGCACATTCTTAAGCCAGCCTATTTGTGCCGCCCCTGCCTGGTCGCTTGCGTACATAGGTAGCAGGTCGTTACGTTCTGCCAGGTCCTTTTCCAGCTTGTCTAATAATTCGGCTAGTTGGTCCAGGTTTTTAACGTAAAGTACCCCGTACTGCCCTACTGTTCTTATAAAACCGTAGTTCCCTAGCTGCCGCCCGTTTCTTCTGGTAGGTGCTTCCCATAAGACTACTGGGCGGGCTACTTTAGGCGGGGCTTCGCTTAATCTGTGAGAAAGTAAGCCTGCTGTTTTGTATATCCAGCGTCCCAGGGCGTCCAGTTCTTCTTTATAACCCATACGTTTAACCCCCTTCTAGCCGAATAATTCGCCGTAAAGTCTTCTGAATTCAAATTCTAAAATACGCGGTAGATCGCCTTCTACGTAATCCATAGACTTTTCGAACATTCTAGCGCCTGGTATGATCTTGCCAGTAAGGACCATTCCGCTGTCATGTCTTGGTATATAGTGAAATGTCCCGCTTCGCCATTCCCCAGGTATAAAGCGACCTTCTTCCTGTTCGAAGCCGTCGTTAACATACTGGGCGTACTCTACATTCGTCCCGACAACTACATAAGACCTGCTTCCTACAACTATTTCGAATACGTTATCTGGGTGTCCCTGGCTCATTGACCCTTTAAGGCGCCCCGTCCTAGCTGGGGTAAGGTCGTCCAGGTATTCCTGGATTCTTAGTCCTGTGGTTCTTAGTACGCGGTCCTGCATACGATCAAAAGCAGGCCCGCCCATTTCTACCAGTCCGCGCTGCCATTCTTCCAGCCCTTCGATCGTGATAAACCGACCTTTACGCGCCATTATAGAAACATAATTCCATTATCGGCTGTAGTCGTGTTCTGATTCTTAAAGGCTTCGGCGTATGGCAGCAGCATTTTATCGACGACCGTTAGGGGATCGTCTGCCTTTCGGACATAGTGACCAGTAGGGGCTGCTTCGGTTATATTCCCGTTTACTGTATTCGTCTGGGCTTCCTGCCCTTCTGCGAATATTTCGAAAGCTAAGGCTACAGCAGTTTTAACAGTAGTAGCTGGTAGCTGATCGGTATAAGATGGAATTCCGCCTATAATACCGAAGGCGTACCCGTTTGCCCTGTTAAGGTATTTCGTTTTATCGCCTGCTGTCATATTCGCGACTTCGGGGCAGTAAGTAGGTAGTTCGTCTACTGTTAAGTAAGACATTAGCTACGCCCCCTTATTTAGCTAGTAATACTTCCGCTTTTCCAGCTTCGATTACTGCCTGGATAATTTCGCTCTTTTTAGCGTCGTAAGGGAATTGTACCCCTACCGCTTTAGCTTCTTCTGCTAAAGGGTCGCGGTTATATTTCGCGTTTAAAGCGCTCGTAATAAGTTCCAGTTCTTCGCCTGCTGTCTTTTCTGGGTCTTCCGAAGTTGTAAGGTGCTTGTTGCCTGTTTCGTCGTTTTCTGGGCTTCCTGCGCCTTCTAATGCTTTGCCTGTTTCTTCGTCTGGTATAGCTTCCGCTGCCTTATCTTCGTTAATTAACGCCTGGGCGCTTTTTTCTGATAGTTCTATAACTTCCCCAGCTTCTACGATCGACCCGTTAAAGGTTACATTCTCTTTTAAAAATACGTATTTTGTCTTTGTCATGGTAAAATACCGCCCCTTTTTAATAAATTAATAGGGACAGTACTACCTGCCCCTTACACTTTTACTTAAGCTAAAATTACGGCTTGCTTAATAAGGTCTGGGTTAAGGATTTTCGGGAAAGAAGCTGCTACGACTTCTACAATTTCCCTACGTGGTCGCTGCTGTGTAAAGCTGTGAGCGTAAATTCCTGGGTTCATTTCGTTTTCTACTGTTGGACCTAAAAGCTGGCTACCGATTTCGCCGCCGTCAACTAGGAAAATACCTTTATTAGCAGCTAATAAACGCTGGCTAACACGCGCGCCCTGGTTATTTACGTCTCGGTAAGCTACGATCGTATCGAAAGCTTCCATTCTAGGAAGTTCGCGACCTGTTAAGAAGTCGTTAAGTTCTGAAATAGTAATAAGCTGTGTAGAAGACCCTGTAATAGCTGCGCGTACATCTGCATTATTCATAACAGTACGAATAGCCCCGATACCAGTTACGAATACGTCTGGTGCTTTTCCGTTAAGGTCTACATAATCCTGGACCCATTTTTCATAGTCTGCTAGGATTGTAGGGCTTACGTCGTCCCAGCGTACAGCTGCTGTTACTTTGTTTTCTGCTGGTACTTGGAAGTCTACGCCTAACTTAATTCCAGCTTTGTTGTAAGTTAGGGCGCCTTCGCCTAGTGCCTGCCAGCGTAACCATTCAATACGCGCGTCGATATTAGCTTTAACAGTAGCCGCTTTACCTAAAAGCTGCTTTTCTGCGATCTTGCGCTTACCTGCGTTTCCTTTATCCATAAGCGCCGCTAGTTCTTTCTTTGTGACAATGTAAGATTGTCCAATGTCTGCGATTTCCCCAGACACGCGTCTTACTGGGTCGCGGTCAGTAAGTGGCAATTCTGCCCCGCTGTCTACAATGTCCGCCATATCTTGCTGGCGTTCTAATACCGTTTCATTAAAATCAATTTCGTAAGTTTCTTCTGTCGGTAAGAAACGGGACCCGATATAAGATTTATTAACAGGTACTTCTTTAATCGTTTCTGTAAATACTGGATTCGCGAAAAAATCGCTATACTGTGCTAATCCTGCCATAGTAATAATGCCCCCTTAAAGGTTAATAGTTTTATAGTCTACGAAAAAAGGCTACTGCTTCGAATTAAACGAAGCGAATAGCCCCCGCTAGTTTAGTTTTAAAAGCTGTAGTTGCCCCGTAAAGCATACCGTTATAAACAGCGCCATGTACTAGGACCTGTCCAGCTGTTACGTTCGGGTTAGTACCGTCGTCTTTCGGGTTAAATTTAATTGATTCATCCAAAATAACAGGGTCAGACTTTCCAGGCTCAAAAGTTCCTGCAGTCGTTTCTGTATATTTGTGGTATAAGCCTGTAGCGTCGTCTTTAACTAGACATTGACCCTCTTTTACTAATTCACCTACTGCAAATTTTGACCCGTCCAGCGTGATTCCATTTACGATATACGTATAATGAGCGCTTGCTTTAATTTCGCGCGCTGCTTCTGCAGAAGATCGTCTGATAGTTAAATCATTGTTCGGCATGATAAAGCCCCCTTAATTATTGTTTTTTCGCGAAGCCCATTAATTCTAAAGCTTCGTTTTTAAGCTTTGCTTGCTTTGTTGCTGCTGTGCCGTTTCCAGCGCCAGCGCCGCCTGGTCCTTTACCCTTTATGCCGCCGCCCTGGTTTTGATTGTCCAGATCGTCGTCGCCTTCGTGGTTATCGTCCCCTGCGGAAGTAAATAAGTTAGGTTCGGCTGTGGCTAGTTTTTTAAGCGCCTTATCGAACGAAGAAGGTACCAGTACGTCGTCTTCGTCGTATTCTAGGTACTCTTTATAGTCGTCCAAAGCCCTTACTACTTGCTTCGGGTTAACAGGTTTAAAGTCGCCAGCTGCTTTTAGTACGGCGTTTTCGATTGTTAGACTTTTAAGCTGCGGCTGCAGATCGTCGAAAGCTTTAGCCTTCTTCTGTAGATCGTTAACCTGCTTTTCGTCTACTGAAAGATCGCCTTTCTTCTGTCCTGTAAGTGCAAGGTTCGCGAAAGTATTAAGAAGGTCCTTATTTTCTACGCCTTCCAGGTCTACCCCAGCGTCAGTTAAAGCCTTTTTAACCATTTTACGGGCTTTAGCTACTAGGCTGCGGTCGAAGTCTGCCTGGCTGTAGATCGGCTTATCATCTTCGTTTTCTGGTTCGAAGTCTTTAGCCCCGTCGAAGTCTTCCTGCTTAATAATTTCGTCGTCCAGAAGTTCCTGCAGCTGCTCTTTATATTCCTGTAAGTCTATCTTCCCGTCTGTAAGTAGTTTCTGTAGCCTTTTGATTTGCTTGTTCATAGCTTTCCCTTTCGCAGTACGAAGCGCTGCCGCTTTGCCTGCCCTGTTTTGGCTGGGGGTTCCAGGGTCCCCGTAATTTTGCCTTACTTTCTACGGCGTAAGGTACCTTTGTCTAGCCTTTCCAGGTATTATAAGCCCCTGGTAAGGTAAGGCAGTATATAAATAACAGCGATCTAAGTACCGTACTTCGCTGTCACCCCTACAGCTTTTCGGGTTTAGTTTGTTAGACCGCTGTTATCTAGCGATCATATTAACCAGGCGCCCCGCAGACCCGCCAGCGCATAAGCCCTTAAGGTGTTTAGTGCGGCGGGAAGCGCCCAGTAAAAAACCACCTAAAGCTTTAAGCTTTGGTGGCTCTTTAAAATCATTATTTAAGATCGGAAGGCTTTAGCTGCGGTATTTCTACGGGGTCCGCTTCGTCGCCTGCCATAAATTCTTCAAATTCGCGCCGTACTTCTTCTGGGGCGCCTGGCTTTAAATGCCAGTTCCCAGGTTCGGCTATGAAGTATTCGCTTTTCATAAAGCCAGGTTCTTTTCCTGCCATTAGTTACGCCCCTTTCTGTATTCGTCTAGCGCTTGTTCGATCGCTTCCCCTACTTTCCTAGCCCATTTTCTAGGGTTCGGGTTAAGTTGGTATTCGGCGAAGGCTTCCGCTATTACTTCGCGGTCGTTTTTAGCAGCATATCGGCTTAACTGGTCGCCTATATCTTCCGTATACATGCTTAATACTTCCTTCGTAATCGGCGTAAGGTATTTTTCCCGAAGCTTTACTTTATCCAGGAAGTAATCAATACTATGTCCGAATTCGTGGATAAGTACACTTACTGGCGCTTCGGTTCCTTCTGGGTGCCATTTTGTCTTTACGTCATTCGCTACAGACTTTTTAAAAGCTTCGTAGTCCTTCGCCCATTTTTGATTGAAGGTTATACCAGCCTGCGGTCCCCAGGTATTATTTGTTGCCTGGGCGTAAGTGTTACCTGGGACGGTCCGCTTTTTGACGTATTTCTTAACAAACATATCTATAGTTTTCTGGTCAAGCCCGTCGAAGTTATCTTTATTACGGTTTAAGAATTCTTTCTTTTCCCGTTCATACATAAGCTTATTCCGCTGCTGCCCTGTGCCTATAAAGTTAATGTCTTCGATTTCTGGGTAAAGCTGGAATAGCTTATATAGTTCTTCGTTTACTTCGTTCGCCATTTGCAGATCGTAGCCCGTATAATCTATTTTCTTAACCTGCGGAATATTATCTGCAGCCCAGGCGTTAGCTTCTTTTATACTTTCTGCAGCAGTAAAGGCATTATCTACTACGGCGGTCTTCGCAGCTTCTACAGCTGTAAAGACTTTTGCCGCTGTGACTACTGGCTGGAAGGGGTCAAAGAAGTTCTTAGGTATGTCTGCTAGGGTTTCGCCCCGCCTTAAGTACCTTCTAGGGTCTTCGTTTCTTACCAGGTCGTCTATATCTGGTAAGCCCTGCTGCTGTGCGTACTCCTTATACGTTCTAGCTTCTGTATATATTCTTTCCCCGAAGTTTGTTTTAGTATCGTCTTCGCCCCTTGCTATTCTTTCCCTAGTCGAGATACCCAGGGCTGATAGGATAGGGGTCCATTTACACCTACAGTTAGGATGATTCGGAATACGTCGACCAGGTTCCCCTGGGTTTTCTGGTGTATCATAGTCCAGATCGAATACGTTACCGTCGTTCTGGGCGTCTTTCGGGGCTGTCCTGGCGTCAAGTACCGCATTCCAGCGCTTACCGTCCATAATATCGGCATTTTGTAGGTATACATGGTTTGCGCCTTGTGCTGCTGCCCTGTTTATTTCGGTTCGGGCTAGCCGTACCGCGTTGTAGTACCCTTCGTCTGCGTTATTCTGGATTTCCCGCGCTATTCGATTGATCGACCAGCCGCTGCCTAACCCTTCTTCTACCGTTTTTACCATTTTGTCGGCTAGATACTGCGTATTAGCCCTTAATCGGTCGCTGTAAGTCTTTCCATCTGGCAGCCAGGGGTTAATTAAAGCCCCTATTACGTGACCCTGGGTAAGTATCGGTACATTTAAGGCTACTTTCGCCGCTTGTTCCAACCCGAAAGCGTGGAAGTAGTAAGCTTCTGAATAGCTATAAGCCAGGTTACGGTCCATTTTCGCTTTTTGGGCTTCGGTTCCCATCATATCGACCAGCTGCTGCTGTAATTTCCGAAGTCGGTCTATTTGCCGCTTCATATTTCTTAGCTTTGCTTCGTCGATCGGCTGCTTTTCGATCGGTACGCCCTGGGCGTCCTGGACCTGGTTATAAATAGCACGTATTTCGTTTGTGATATTACGACCTATTCGCTGCCAAAGGGGTAAGATTTCCTGCCCGTATTTCGCTGCCCGCTTATCTAGTATTTCCTGGTGCTTTTCTATAAAGCCTTCCAGGTCTTTCTGTCTTCGGGCTAAAACTTTCGCGTCTATTTCGGGGTTTTTAGGCGGCTTATTTCCTGCCATACCTTACGCCCCCTATTCTGTAGCGCCAGTATCGCCGTTATTTCCTGTTCCTGTGCTTCCGAATTCACCACCAAAGCCTAAAGCCTGCATACCAGCAGCTGCAGTTCGTTTACTTTCTTCGTCCCGCTGCTGTTTCATTTCTTTAAGGGCTGCTACTGGGTCTTCTATAAACCATAGCAACTCGTAAAGATAACTGTCTGGTACTTTGTCCGCCAGTAAGCCTACGATCTGCGCTATTTCCAGGAAGTTCTGCGGCATGTTTCGATTAATCGTAAACTGCAGCCAGTCCGAGTTATAAAGTTCTACTGGGCTGTTTTCTTTTCCTGTAAGAATAGCGTGTACGTCTGCTTCGCTGTTCTTTTCCAGTATTCGCTGGGCGTTTAACAGATCAGTAAGGACCTGTATAAAGTCTTTAATAGCTGCAGTAAAGTAAAGTTCCTTTTTACCTGCCTTTATATCTAAGCTGGCGTATTTTACTTTAATTTCTGTAGCTGTAGCCCCGCTAATATCGTTTAGCTTTGGTGTCTGGGTCGTTTTGTGTATCTGATCTTCCAGGCGGTCCAGGTGATTTTCTACGGCGCCGTCTTCCTGGGAAGGTGCTAAGAAACTAGCGTCAGATTCTTTATTTTTTAAGACGATCGCGCGGGCTTTTCTCATTTTTACTACTTCTTTTTCGTCTGTGCTTACATTCTTGAAAAGTAAAAACTGATCTAAAAGGCGATCTACTGTATTAGCTTTATCGGACATACCAGCCGCCAGGTTTTCCAGCAGGGAAAAGGCTGCTTTAAGATCGCTTACGCCTGCCCGCTTTTTACGGTCTTCATATTTTGCTGGGGTCCCATTAATAAATAAGCTTACTGGAATACGCCCCGCGAAGTGCCTTACTGGGTTTCCTGTTTTAGCTTCTTCCTGGTCCAGCTGGAAGCCTATGCCTTGTTCGTCCTGGACATAATAAGCTACATACTTCTGGTCGTATACTTCGATCTTCGTACGTTCTATAGGGTCTTCTGCTGTTTCGTCTGTTACCTGGTACTTTCTGATAAACAAACGAAGGCGCCCTTTAGTGTCGTAAATCGGTATACATTCCTGGATAGGGAATTCTTCGTAATCTATATTCCCTTCTTCGTCTACCCAGCTAATAATAACGCTATAGCCACCGATCGACCCCTGCCTTAATTGTTCGGATAGGACCCGCTGCCCTTCTGCAGTACGAAGTATTCCTAAGATTTTCTTACGGTATTCTTCGACGATCGCTTTATTAGCTTTTTCTTCCCCGTCGCCTTCCAGGTCTTCTACTGTCCAGGTGATCGGCTTCCCAGTCATATAGTCTACGATCGTATCTATAATCAACTGTGCCAGGTCGACCTGCAGCTTATGGTTAATATCGTCGCCGCGGCTCTTATCCCGCGTTTCGATACTTTCCAGTTCACCGTCATAAGCAGCCTGGTACTTATCTACTTCATTCTGGGTTATAAAGCTGCTGTGCTGATCTAAGACTTTTTTAAGCCATTCGCCGTTTACTTCTACCCATTTTTCCGCAGCTGTAGATATTCCGCTACCTTCTTCTACGGTCCCAGTATAATTTGCCAGGGTTTCGGGTACTACGTTTACTACTGCCATGCGTTTCTAGCCCCCTTTCTAAGTGAATAAAAATAGATTCTTATACGTAATCAACTTCCTAAAAGATCAATTATGTCAACTAACTTTATTATTAAAACGTTGATATAACAGCATTTCTAAGGCTTTAAAAACTTCGTAAAATTTATATCATTTATGC